CCGGGTGAGGTTTTCCAGCTGGTTGACCAGCGCCTTGTTCAGCGCCGCCTCGCGCCGGTACTGGGGCGACAGGGCGCCGCCGATCTTCTCGCCCACCAGGCGCTTGAGGGGCGCATTGGGATCGAAACGGCGCTTGTCCTTCACGTAGGCCGGTTTGAAGCTCTTGGTCTCGAAGCCCTCCTCGTCGACCACCTTGCCCGCCACCAGCGGCGAGACGAACGGCGCCAGGCGCGGACGCGACTTGTCGATATCGAAGTGGATCTCCTCGGAGTCCTCGGTCTGCACCGAGCCGAAGAAGGTGTCCAGCAGGAAGGAGGCGGATCGCTCCAGGTGTTCCACGGTCCGGTTCAGGACGTGCGTCGAAAAGATATCAATCATGGTGTTCGCTCCTTACACCGGTTGGTTTTTGCGCAGGAACAGACTGCGGTCACGGAAGGCCTCCCGGACGCTGTCCAGCGTGTGGCCGGTGCCCAGGGACAGGGCCAGTTCGTTGAACTCACCGGTGAAATAGACGACGGCCTGCCGGTCGCCGGCGGTGGTGTCCACCGCCTCCGCCAGAATCGCATCCGGCGTCTGGGAGCCGTCCTCGGCCTCGAGGGTGCTGATGCGGTAGCGGCCATTGGCCGAGATCCGCCCCAGCACGGCGCCGACCGGCAGGGCGACGCCACCGGTGATAGTGACCAGCCGGCTCACCCTGGGGTACTCGCCGGCGATAAGGTTGTCGGGCCGCGTGGCGCCCTGATCGGTGAACCCTGCAGCAATGCCTGGAATCGTCACGTCTTACCTCCTATCGATAGGCTGCGAGGCGCTTGGCAACGTCTTCCAGCGCGTCCTCTTCGTCATCACCATCCGGCTCGATCGCCGGGTTGCCCATGGCGGCCATCACCTGCTCGAAACCGCTCGTGGCGGTCGGTGTCTCTGGGGCCTGAGCCGCCTGCACCGGAGCCGCCTCCAGCGCGGCCACCGCCATCTCGGCGGGCATGTCGGTGGCAAAGGCCAAGTGCCGGGCCAGTTGCTCACGCCCCTGGGCCGACTCGGCACCGACGATGGCGCCGATGCGTTCGCGCTCCTGGGCGCGCCCCTGATCCACCCCCTGGGCGATCAGCGCGGCCACCAGCTGCGGGTGCTCCGCCTGCAGTGTTTCCAAATCCATGACGGTTTCCTCGTGTTGCAAAGTCGATGTGTGGGGTTGTCGGGACGGCCCGGGTGACGGGTTGCCCGCGGGTTTGCTGTCCGGGATGTCGGCGATGGTTTTCTCGAGCGACCCGGTGCGGTCGGCCAGGCCGTTCTGAACCGCCTTGCGGCCCACCAGCACGTCGCCCGCACCGAAATCCTTCACCACCTTGGTCGGGTCGACGCCGCGGTTACGCGCGACGGTGTCGATGAACACCTGAGCCATGGCGTCGATGCGGGCCTGCAGTCGCAGCCGTCCCTCGTCCGACTGGGGATCCAGCCGTTTCAGCGGGCTTTGCGAGGAGACGATCTCCACCCGATCCGAGGCCGCCTCGCCACCCCGGTACACCGCCACAACGCCGATCGATCCGAGCGAGGAGGTTTCCGACACAACGATCTGGTCGCAGGCGGAGGCGATCCAGTAGGCGCCGGAGGCGGCGTCGCCCGAGGCATAGGCGAGAATGGGCTTGATGCCGCGGGCCTCGTAGATCATGTTGGCGAACTCGGCGCAGCCGTTGACCTCGCCACCCGGGGAGTCGATGTCCAGCACGATGCCGCGGATGTCTGGGTTGTCCAGCGCCGCGGTGAAGTCTTTGGCGAGGATCTCGTAGCTGGAGGCGCCGCTGATCGCCGTGAACAGATTGGCGTAGCGGAACAGCGGCCCCACCACCGGGATCACGGCCACGCCATCGCGCTCCTCGGTGACCTGGGTATTGATCAGGTCGCGGCCCCGGCGTGCCGAGAGCACCTGGGGCAGCTCGTGTTCACGGGCGGCGATCGTCAGGATGGTGCTCAGGGCCGTCTCGGTGATGGCCCAGGGCTCACCGGCGGCGTGGTTCCAGAATCTCATCGTCTCGTTCATCCTCGTCGGCGGTGGGCGGCGGCGCTTCTCCCAGGGTCAGGCCCAGCTCGCGCAGCTTGTCCTGCTCGCGGGCGCGCTGCTCCAGGACTTCCTCCCAGTCGAGGCCCTGGGCCGCGCACTCGTCCTCGAGCGTGGACAGACCGATCTCCATGCGCAGCTTCGACGCCTGCGCCTCCTTGACCGGGTCGATCCAGCCGCGCCCGGGGCCGATCCATTTGCAGCGTGTCCACAGCGCCTTGTTCTGATAGAAGCCGGGGGCTTCGATCAGCCCCTTATTGATCGCCTCCTCCAGCCAGAGCTCGTACACCGGCCTGGCCCAGTAGGTCGCCAGCCACAGCCGGCGCCCGGTGAAGAAGCGCCAGGCCTCCATCAGGGCGGCGCGGGCCGAGGCGTAGTTGGTCTTGGAGAAGTCCTTCATCAGCAGCTCGAACGGCAGGTTAAGGCCGGTGCCGATGTGGCGCAGGACGTTCTCGACGAAACTCGCATAGGCCGCGTTGGGGCGGCTCGGGGTGAAGGGCGCCACCTTGTCGCCCGGGAAGACCGGGATGACGGCGCCGCCCTGCAGCTTCACCTGCCATTCGTTGCGCGCGGCGATGTAGTCCTCGGTGGAGCCGCCAAACATCTCGCTGATGGCTTCCCCGTCCAGGGGCGTTTCGATGAAGGCGGCGATCATGGCGTTGACCACCGCCGCCTGCAGTTCCGAGCGCTCGTAGTGATCGAGCATCTTGAACAGCGGCATGATGCTGCTCAGGATGGGCTTGCCGCGGCTCTGGCCGGTGCGTTCCTTGTCGTGCACATGGATCACCCGCAGGCGACCGAAGGCCGTGCGCACCGGGATGCGTTGCCACTGCGCGCCGGTCTCCGTCGTCCCCATCAGCCGGTCACCGGGATGGGTCCTGCGGATCCAGTAGGCCAGCGGCGCGCCGTAGGCATCGGTTTCGATGCCGCCGCGCAATCTGCGGTCATCGAGGCGGTTCGCCGGGGTGGCCAGGCGGTCCGGCTCGACCAGCTGAAGCGTGGTGGCGAAGCGGGTGTGGCGCTTGGGCAGCCACAGCGGCAGTGCCAACGCCTCACCGTTGACCAGGCCAGAGCGGAATACCTGCGCCGTCAGCCCGGCGAAAGTGAGGCTGCGGGCGGCGTCGCACTCGGTGGTCTCGGCCCAGCTGCGCCACAGTGCCTCGGTGCGGCGCGACCAGTCATCGGCCCAATCCTTGTCCCGCCCCAGGGCCTTGTAGTCCGGCAGTGCCGAGAGCCGCAGCCCGCCGCCGACCACGTTGTCCACCAACGTCTGGATGGCGCCGGCGGCGACGCCGTGGTTGCGCACCAGGTCCCGCGAGCGGGCGACCAGGGTCGGCAACTCGCCGATGAGGTCCGCGTCCGGCGAGCCCACGGGCGGCAACCAGCTGGCCAGTTCCCGGGCCGTCAGCGAGGCGGCGCGATGGGCGGTGTCCTGAGCCATGGGTGACGCACAGGGACGTGCTAATGCCGCGGGAGCCTTGGATGGCGGGAGCGGCCTGCCATCCGGCCCCAGTATTTGCGGCCGCACTGCAGTGCTGGACTGAATAGGGCTCACCTCTTGTGTACCTCGGGTTCAGAATTTCATGAGCAGCGGGCCTCGGCGCGGCTTGCCCTCGCGCGTGGCGATCTCGGCTTTGAGCCGGGCGATATAGGCTTCGAGGGCGCCCCGGTCGGTCTGGGCGTAGGTGGTGGCGCCATAGCCGCCCACCGACACCGTGACCTCCCGCTCGCCGATCATCAGGCGATGGAGGGCAGCCTCCGCCTCCAGCAGCCGCTGGCGCAGAGTGGTCGTCTCGGTCATGGAGAATCCTCAGAGGTAGGGATCGTCGGCCGTCACGGTCGCCCGTTGCGGCAGTGGCCGCAGCGCTTTGACGGGGGCCGCCGGCGGCACGGCCGGCCGAACCGGCTCGGCTTCCGCCACCGGCCGGGCATCGACGCCAAGCGCCTGTTCGAGCCGCTTCCAGTGGATCTCCTTGAAGCGGTCGAGCCCGTAGATGCTGGCCGCCGCGCGGGCGTACACCCGGCAGTCCAGCGCCTCGTTGTTGCGCGCGGGGTCCTTCTCCCAGGTCGCCTTGGGAAAGCCCTTGCGCAGCCGGATAACCCGCTTTTCCGCAGTGAGCTGCTTGAAGTATTCCTCGCCGTATTGCGGGAAATGGCAGCTCCCGGGTGGGTAGGGCTCGCCGCCCGCCAGCGCTTCGTCCGTCGGTCGCGGCAGCTTCAACCAGCGATAGAGCTCGACCTTGGCCACGGGACCGCTGACATTCCATACCCGAAGCCCCCGCCGCTTGCCGCCGGTATCGGCCTTGGAGACGCTGAGGATGAGTGCCGTCTCGGTATCGCGCCCTTTGACGGCCACCACGGTGCGCGGCTGTGAGGCCCGCGCGCCGGCGCCGCCCCAGACCGCCTGCGGATACTGGCGAACCCAGCCGTAGACTTCCTGGGTGGCGTAGCCCGAGTCCACGCACATGACGCGGATCGGCAGGGTGGTGCCGAAGGCGTGGGGCCAGTCGCGGCCGAGCAGCCGGTCGAGTTTTTTCCAGACCTCGGGCTGGGCGGTATCGCCGTCCAGAACCCGGTAGTCGACGGACCAGGATTCCTTGTTGCGGCCCCAGGCCACCACCTCGCACTCGAGGCGATCCCGCTGCACATCGACGCCGGCGGTGAGAAACAGACCGCCCGCCGGGACGATGCCGACCGGATAGGTTTCGCGCCGCTCGTAGAGCCGCTCCCAATCCGGCGCCTCGAACTCCTCCTCGTAGGGCTCGCCCAAGACGGTATTGACGAAGCCTTTCATCAGGTCGGAGTTCTGCTGCGCGGCCTCGAACATGCGCGCCGCCTCCCCCCAGGAGAACCAGCCCACGGGGCTGTAGAGGGACGACAGATGGTAGCCCTGGGTACGGCCATCCCCTTCGGCCGTCGCTCGCCACTGCCCCTGCTCGAGCATGCGGGTCTTATGGTGCTCGTCGATCAGCCGCTCGCAGGCCTCGCAACAATAGCGCGCAGCATCGGGCTCCCCCTCCGGCCAGCGCAACTGACTGAAGCGCAGCGGCTGCTCATGGCCGCAGTGGGGGCACGGCACGAAGAAATAGCGCTGATCCGAAGCCTCGAACTCGCGCTGGATGCGCGAGGTGCCTTTGATGGTGGGCGTGCTCACCAGCAACACCTTGCGGCGGCGGGCGAACGTGGCCGAGCGCCGTTCCGCCAGCAGGATCGGATCACCTTCGCCCTCCACGTCGCCGGGGTAGCCGTCGATCTCGTCCATGAACAGATAGCGGGCGGGCATGGAGCGCAGTCCCACGGCGCTGTTGGCACCGGTCATCACCAGCACACCACCGGGAAACTCCTTGGACAGGATGGTGTTGCCGGCATCCCGGCTGCGCGCCGGCGCCACCCGTTCCCGCAGCTCAGGCACGTCCTCCAGTTGCGGGTCGATGCGCTGGCGCGAGTTCCGCTTGGCCATCTCCACGGTGGGCGACACGGCCATCATCGGCCCCGGCGCCATGTGGATGACATAGCCGATCCAGTTGTTGCCGGCTTCGGTACCGCCCACCTGGGCGCCTTTCATGAACACCACCCGCTGCACCGGGGACGAGACCGACAGGCAGTCCATGATCTCGCGCAGGTAGGGCGTGCGCTTGGTGCGCCAGCGGCCGGGTTCGGCCGCCGACTTGGGCGACAGGCGGCGGAAACGGTCCGCCCATTCCGACACGTTCAGCATCGGATCCGGCTTGAGCCCTTCCCGCCAGGCCCCCTCGATGTCTAAGGCACCCTCGTAGTAATCCGTCTCACCGCTCCTCGGCATCCCTGCCGTCGCGGCATTAGAACGTCCCTGTTCGTCACTCGACCTTGGGCTGGATGTCGGCGAGCTCCGATAAGTGCTGTCTGACATAGGCTTCCAGGGTGACATGCATCTTATGCGGCTCGACGTCCAGCTCGGCGGCCATCTGGGCCGACACCCGGGCCGGCCAGCTCAGCCAGGCATCCCGCTCTGCACGGGCCAGCCGGAACACGTGGGCGAGCGCCTTGGACCTATCCACCAGTTCCCGCTTCATCTGCTGCAGCTTCAGGCGGCTGGTCTGGGCCTTGAGGACCTCGTTGGCGGTCCGGGCCTGCATATAGGTGGTGCCACCGGTCGAGGTACCGCTTTCCTGCAACGTCTCGGCGACCGCATCCAGCGCCGCTTTGGGCACCGCCTTCTGCTGGGGTTTGCGCTGCTGCGCCCGGTCGGTGTTGCGCCCCCATTCGGCATCGGCCCGGGCCACGTCGATGGTGCCGTCAGGCTCTGGTGTGATACGCCCGGCCTTGATCGCCTTGCGCACCGCCGTATCGGAGACCCCGCGGTGGCGCGCATAGGCACGCAATGACACACCCATCACTTAATCCGTTGTTTTCAGAGTGTTTTTAAGCGAAAAGGAGTTGATAAGCCGGGCGAAGGAAGCGTTCATGTCCCCACGATCGAACACCAACGGAGACCGGACGATGAACGCGCCCCAACCAGCCACCCGCTACACCATCACCTTCCCCGGCGAGCGCCCCATGACCACCACCAAGGCGCAGATCCAAAGCCCGACCCTGCTCAAGGCCATCGCCCATATCGAGCGGGAGCCCGGCTGCACCGGGCTGACCCTCGCCAACGGCATCCACATCGACATCGCCTGAGGAGGGCCACCATGAGCAGGAAAACCACCGCCCTCGACGCCTTCATTGCCAGGAAAGCCGAGATCGACGCCATGCTGGCCCGGTTTCAGGCCCTCAGCGAGGAGCATTTCGGCGTCTCGCCGGACGAGGTGACCTGGGGACATGTGGGCGATCTCGCCCACTACGCCGAATCACTCAAGCAGATTTCCGACGCCGCCTTCAAAGAAGGCGAACATGCCGAATAAGGAGAACGACATGAACCAACTGACCCCAACCCAAGAAACCATCCTCAAAGCCGCGGCGACTCGCCCGGGCGGCGATATCGAGCCGCTGCCCGCCACGATCAATGCCGGGATCCGGCCGCGGGTGATCCAGGGACTCTTGAGCCGCAGCCTCATCGACGAACGCGACGGAGGTCACCGCATCAGTGAAGCGGGCTTTGCCGCCATCGGCATGACGCCGCCTCCGGCCGCCAAACCACCTCGACAGGGCACCAAGCAGGCCCGTCTGATCGGGATGCTGCAACGGCCGGAAGGGGCCAGCATCGACGAGATCTGCGCAGAAACGGGCTGGCAGAAGCACACAGTCCGGGGCGTGTTCTCCAACACCCTGAGGAAGCGCCTTGGTCTCACCATCAGCTCACACAAGGACGAGGGGCAGCCGCGGCGGTATCAGATAAAACCGTGACAAATAACGATTACAATGCTATTTTTGCACGATATTGCCACTTTAAGACACTTAATCGGTGCCAAACATGCTTATAGAGTTTTCTGCAGAGAACTTCAGATCCATCAAGGATGAGGTTCGCCTCAGCCTGGTGGCAGGGGCTGGCAAAGAGCTCTATGACACCAATGTGACTGCCCCCCAAATGCCCAAAGGGGTCAAGAATATCCCCCTGCTCAGGTCTGCGGCCTTGTACGGTCCCAACGCCGGTGGAAAATCGAACATCATCAAAGCGTTGGCCACCATGCAGCGGATCGTCATGACCTCCAGTCAACAGTTGGAAGACCTGCCCGTCGTCCCCTTCAGGCTGAGTCGGTCGACCATCGACAAGCCATCTGTCTTCGAGGTGATCATTTTGTCCGAGGGCGTGCGCTACCAGTACGGTTTCTCGGCTACGTCTGAGGCCGTTCATGACGAATGGCTGTTTGCCTTCCCCAAGGGCCGCACTCAAACCTGGTTTGAGCGCAGCCGAAACCTGGAAACCGGTGACTACGAATATACCTTTGGCGACAAACTGACCGGCGATAAGGATGTCTGGAGGCGCGCCACACGGCCCAATGCACTGTTCTTGTCGACAGCAATCCAGTTAAACAGCCAGCAGCTTCAACCAGTTTTCAACTGGTTTTCCAATAGGCTGCGCATTGCCGGCGTGGGTGGCTGGTCGCCACATTTTTCCATGCAATGGTGCAAAGACGACCGCAAGGAAAAGGTACTCGACTTCCTCAAAGCCGCGGACTTTGCCATATCGGACGTGAGGGTCGCTGAAGAAGATTTTTCTTCAGACACCTTCCCGCCCAATCTTCCGAGTCATGTGAAAAAGTTCCTGGAGTACGAATTCAAAGAC